CAAGGGCTAACAGAATCAATAATTCAATACACGGTGCCAAAACCAGCACCAGTGCAGCGCAAAACGAAGGAAACTCGAAGAGCGACCAGGGACTCAGCATCCGCAGTTGGCTGCTCATGCCAACCCGCAAGTACCTCAGGGTACTTGGACTTAACCTCGGCAGCGCTGAGATCTAACTGCAAGGCGGGAGGAAACGGAATGCCACCGTTGCCCCAAGTCACCGTCTTCTCGTTTCCAGAAGCAGAAGTAACAAAATCCGCAAGATGCGGAATATAACCCACAACAGAGGAGCGGGCGGCCATGGTAACGGTGTCGCGGGGAGCGAGACCAAAAGAAAGAACCCTTGGTTCATAATCGTCAGCGGCGGGGGCGGTACGCACCTGGAACACCGTAACAGTCAAAGAATGCAACTCCACCGTGTGGAAAATAGAAAGCAAGCGGACGGCCATCTTGTGCCCAACGAGATTAACAGAAGAAGAACAATTACCTCCCTCGATCACGCGAACTGGTTCCACGCAAGGGACCAAATTGAAGGCAGCGGGGGCGACGGACTCGGAGGGGGCGGACATTGTCAGTTGATGCAAATGGATTGGGGAGAGGATTAAAGGCCCCTATATCCACTTCTACGCGGGCGTGATTCTTGGAAACAGCAATCACGCCTCTAGCAACAGACATGCCAGGGGAGAAAGCAACGGCACGCAGACCATTGTCCAGGAGCAGTTGGACGAGATAACTTTGCGACAAGTTTCTGAACTGGTTGTAAAACTGCTTTGACCTGCCAGGAAGCACGGCACGGACACAATTAACGGCACAATCTCTGGCAGAGTCTACGGATACCGTAAAAGGCTTTATCTTGACGACTGACCACTTTTCAAACTCGCGACGATCCCTAAGAGATAACATGGTTCGAATCATCATAGATATGTGATCCGAAGAGTAGTAGGGGTAATGCGACTGACAAGCGGCCAAGAGAAAGTCAGCCTCCGCCTCGGTGTAATCCGTGGACCTGGAAACATAAGACCCGTACAAAATGTCATTAGTGACATTTGAATCGGATAAACGGGTGAAATGTTTGAGGAATGCACGCACAGGGTCAACAAGGTAACGCGAACCGTTGTGGAAGCGGCCGGCGTGGTAACCGACAATTCCAAAATCAACAGTGAGCTTGACACCGGCGACTGAAGGTAACCGTGCGTAGGGGTGAGGCGCCTTGGACGCGATAACACCGTGTACGTCATCCCCTTTTTCCACAATTGTCATTGTCTTGGCATCAGAATAGCGACAAGCGATGACGCACATCTCCATGATGTCGTTCCTTATAAGGGTGAAAGGATCACCAGAGCCCAAATTGAACGAAACTGAAGAAGAGGTGTGGTCAGATCCGCGAGACTTAAACGCATAGCGTCGGGCATAAGCCAGGTAGAACAACAACTTATCCTCAGCAAGCCCACAATCACGGGCGACTAGAAGAAAAGCGTAGAGGAAAGCAGCGGTGTGAGAGCTGTCCTGTTTACTGACATCAGCTTGTATGTTCAACGGGCCGTTCATTTCGTACGCTACACCCAACACTTGAAGACGCCGACTCAGTTCCTCATCGGAGTAACCATAGTCCATGATGACATTAGGCCTCAAACGTTTAGCCGCGTTCAAGTAAAGCAAGGGCTGGTCCTCGGCGAAGTAAGCATTGAAAGCCTTGCTATTGGCGAGAATGCTTTGCCCGTAGGGTAATGTGGCCGCAAAGGAGGGCTGAGCCTTGGCTTTCGTCTGGGTCTTAAACTCAGCAGCCACAGAAAGAGCATGAGGCCC